ACTTCCAAGAAGCCTTCTTGATTCCACTGGTTCAAAAAGTTGCCCATCGTTATATGCAGTTTGATCCAGAGCGTTACCCTGCACAGGACTTTAAGTTCGTTGCGAGTAGCTCTCTTGGTATAATTGCTCGTGAGTATGAAGTTACACAGCTTGTACAGTTACTACAGACAATGGGTCAGGATTCGCCAATGTATCCATTGCTTATTCAAGCAATCGTTGACAACATGAACTTAAGCAACCGTGAGGAAATCATTACAAGCCTACAGCAAGCAATGCAACCAAATCCTGAAGCACAGCAAGCGCAAGCACAAACAATGCAAATGGAGATGGCTCAAAAACAAGCAATGATTGAAAATGTTCAAGCTCAAACTCAAGAGGTTGTTTCACGCATTCAACAGAATCAAGTGGAAACTGAGTTGCTTCCTGTTGACAGTGAAACCAAGCGTTATGCCGCTGTTATGAAAGGTATGGGGACAGATCCAACGACTGAAGAATTTAATCAACGTGCTAAGATTGCCGAATTGGTACTCAAAGAGCGTGAGATTGAAACTAAAGAAGATATTGTAGAAATGCAAATGAGAGGCCAAAATGGTAACGAAGCAAGAACTGGATAACATTCTAACACAAGTGAATGCCATTCTTAAGCAATATGACGAACGTCTCAAGGCTTTAGAAGAGCAATCAAGTAAACCTAAAGCACCACAAAAGAAGGCTCCACTAGCACAAGCCTCTTGACAAGTCAAGCATTTTATGGTATAATATAAGTGTATATTTAATACAGGAGAAACTCTATTGAGTCCTGAAGACGAAAAGTATTATGAAAATTATCTTGATTTGTTTTTACACGATGGGTGGAAACAGTTTGTTAATGAAGCTCAAGAGCTTTTAAACTCATACGTGATTGAAGAAATCAAAGATGAAAAAGATTTAGCCTTTGTTAAGGGACAGCGAAGTTCATTATTGAACATTACTCGTTTTGAGACAGGGATAAAGAATGCAATTGAAATGGAGTCTGAGGATGCTTAGACGATATGATTTCAAATGCATAAAATGTAACCACATAGAAGAGCAATGGGTAGATTCCGGTGATCTATTCGCAACTTGTCCTGAATGTGGTGACACCGCACAGCGGATAATCTCAAGTGTATCTTCACATTTCAAAGGCACGGGATGGCCCGATGCCGATGATGCGTGGGCTAAGGATCACGAAAGAGCCGCTAAGAGAACACATCCATAATGCTACGGCACGGAGTTTAACAATATGGCACAGTTAATTGATACGAAACCCGAAGATCAGCAAGAAACCGAAGAGTTTGCTACTTTAGAAGAACAAGAGGAAATCCAAGAGGAAGCTGAAGAGCCAATCCTTGAGGAACCTGAGGAAGCCGAAGAAGACGACATACCTGATAAGTATCGTGGAAAAGATATTAAAGATATCGTTCAGATGCATCAGGAAGCCGAAAAGCTTTTAGGCAGACAAAGTTCAGAAGTTGGTGAACTACGGAAGATTGTTGATGACTTTGTTAAGTCTCAGATTCAATCGGCCTCAAGCCCACAACAAGAAACTGACGAAGAAATAGACTTTTTCTCAGACCCAGAGAAAGCTATTGCAAAAGCCATTGAGAAACATCCGTCCTTAAAGGCGGCAGAACAAACCTCAAAGGCAATGATGCAACAGCAGACTCTGGCTCAACTGCAGAACACTCACCCGGACTTTCTTGAAATTATTCAAGATACAAGTTTCCAAGAGTGGGTACAAGGCTCTAAAGTGCGTCTTGAGTTGTACCAACGTGCAGATCAACAGTTTGATTTTGACAGTGCTAACGAACTAATTTCGACGTGGAAAGAACGTCAGAATATGGTTTCAGAGACTGCTAAGGTTCAAAAGGAAGATCGTAAGCGTCAACTTAAAGCGGCATCTACAGGGTCTGCCTCAGGTTCTACTGAAGCACCAAGTCGTAAAATCTATCGTCGTGCTGATATTATTAAACTTATGCAAACTGACCCAAAGCGTTACACACAGTTACAGCCAGAGATAATGGCGGCATACGCTGAGGGTCGTGTCAAATAGCGTTAAGGAGCTAAATCATGGCACTTGGTACTAACCACGTCACCAATACTACTGCGGCTACTTTTATCCCAGAGATTTGGTCTGACGAAATCATAGCGGCATACGAGAAGTCTCTCGTTCTTGCCAATCTTGTAAACCGTATGCCAATGACAGGCAAGAAAGGTGATGTTCTTCACGTCCCTAAGCCTACTCGTGGCGATGCATCTGCTAAAGCGGCTTCAACTCAGGTCACACTGATTGCGGCTACTGAGTCAGAAGTTCAAGTAGCAATAGATCAACATTACGAGTATTCTCGTTTGATCGAAGACATCACTGACGTGCAAGCTCTTGCTTCACTCCGTCAGTTCTACACTTCAGACGCAGGTTATGCACTTGCAAAGCAGGTTGATACTGACCTGTTTGCACTCGCTAAGTCATTTGGTGACTCAGATGGTGCTGACTACGTACACAGCAACTCGTTCTACATGGATACATCAACAAACTTGACTGCTTATGCGGCTGATACTGTTGTTCCTGCTGATCTATTTACAGACGTTGGTTTCCGTGAAGCTGTTAAAGAGCTTGACGACAACGATGTTCCTATGGATCAGCGTTTCCTTGTCATTCCTCCATCAGTTGTCCAAACTGTACGTGGAATTGATCGTTACAATTCATCTGATTTTGTATCAGGTCAACCAGTTGTAAATGGTCAAATTGGTTCGCTGTATGGTATTGACATCTACGTTTCAACTAACTGCCCTATTGTCGAAACAGCGGCTCAAAACGCCGCTACCAACGGTGGAGAGTTGAAAGCAGGTATCCTAGGTCATCGTGACGCTATGGTATTTGCAGAGCAAATGGGTGTCCGTACCCAGACTCAATACAAGCAAGAGTATCTTGGTGACTTGTTCACTGCCGACACTCTGTATGGCGTAAAGGTTTTACGTCCTGAGTCAGCCCTTACTTTGGTATTCAATTCCTAAGTAAACTCTGGGGAGTCCTTTGTGGCTCCCCTGTCTTATTCTATAAACTGGAGATGTGAATGGGTATCTTTCGTGGCACAGGTGGTACAGGTGATTCAACCACAGACACTACTGTTAACACCGTTACACAGAAAGCCGCAGAAGCCGCCGCCTCTGCTACTGCCGCCGCATCTTCAGCTACTCAAGCCGCTAACTCTGCGGCAAGCATTAACGCTAATATTGTAAACGACACTACTCCTCAACTTGGAGGAGAGCTTGATGGTCAGACAAATAAAATAACAAACATAGGCGACCCTACTTCTGCACAAGATGCCGCTACAAAGACTTACGTTGACTCTCAGGTACAATCTAAAGATGCTCTGTCAGAACTCTCAGGAGACTCTGATGATATTACTGAAGGGTCTACTAATTTATTTCTAACAACCACTGAGCGTACTAAGTTATCTGGTATTGAAGCTAGTGCTACTGCGGATCAAACTGCGGCAGAAATAAGAACTTTAGTTGAATCTGCTTCAGACTCAAATGTATTTACTGATGCAGATCACAGCAAATTAGACGGCATTGAGGCTAGCGCGACTGCTGACCAAACAGACGCCGAAATTAAAACAGCTTACGAAAATAACTCAGACACAAATGCATTCACTGACGCTGAAAAGACTAAACTTTCCGGTATTGAAACTGGAGCTACCGCAGACCAAACTGCATCCGAAATCCTTACTGCGATTAAAACGGTGGACGGTTCTGGTTCTGGCCTTGATGCTGATTTGTTGGACGGAAACCAAGCTAGCGCATTCGCAACGTCAGCGCAAGGTTCCACAGCAGATTCTGCACTACAAAATGTATCCGAAGACACTACTCCTCAATTAGGTGGTGATCTAGACCTTAATAGCAATGACATTACCGGCACTGGTAATATTAATATCACTGGCACTCTACAAACCAGTAGCAATGCAATTATTGGTGGCGATCTAACAGTCAGTGGAACTACTACCACTGTTAACACCGAAACAATTAATCTTGCTGATAATAATATTGTCCTTAATAGTAATCACACAGGAACTCCTACGCAAAACGCAGGAATTACAATTGAGCGTGGGACAAGTACTGATAAAGTATTTCAGTGGAACGAATCCAGTGACTATTGGGAAACAGACGATAACTTTAATGTCACAGGCAACATCACTGTCTCAGGTACTGTAGATGGACGAGACATTGCCGCTGATGGAACCACACTGGATGCCGTAGCGTCAACCTATGTAAACGTGAGTGGCGACACCCTCACAGGCGATCTGGCGTTTGGTGATAACGTCAAAGCTAAGTTTGGTGCAAGTGATGATCTTCAGATTTACCATGATGGGTCTAATAGCTATATAAATGAAAATGGAACTGGCAGTTTAATTCTTAAAGGCGGAGGTACTATTACTCTTAAATCTCCTGCTGATGAAAATTTAATCCAAGCCGTTGGCAATGGTTCTGTATTTCTTTACTACGATAACGCAGTAAAACTGTCAACACAGTCTGGTGGTGTAGACGTAACAGGTACGGTGACTGCTGATGGGTTGACTGTTGATGGTACTGGTGATTTAGGAACTATTGGAAATGGTGCATTTAACGAAACTGCCGCACTTGGGTTTCAAGGCGACAGAGCTTTCTTTGGATATTCTTCTGGACAGTATGCACTAATTCAATCAGGAGCAAACAAGAGTGTCGCTATTGAAGTTAATAATGACACATTAAATAGCGGTACTAGGTCTGCTCTTTTTTCTTCTAACGGCGACATCTCCTTCTACGAAGACACTGGCACCACTGCAAAGCTCACATGGGATGCTTCAGATGAGTCGTTAAAATTTAGTGATAGTGTTCGACTTAAACTTGGCTCTTCTGATGATTTTCAAGGTTTCCATAATGGCTCTAACAGTTACTGGGAAAATTATACTGGCGATCTTTATCTTGATAACAGAGCAGATGATAAAGATGTAAATATCAGAACAGATAACGGTAGTGGAGGCTATACTTTTTACTTTAAAGCAGACGGCTCTAGTGGTGAAGCTATCCTCTACCATTACGGCTCCGAAAAGCTCGCTACGAAATCCACAGGCATTGACGTAACAGGTACTGTGGTTGCTGATAATGCTCAGTTTGGAACGGGCGGTATTAACACTGATTTTAGCGTTGAGTTACTTGCTGATTCTAATGTAGTTGATACTGAAATTGGACGAATAAAGTTAATTCGTTCTCACTATGATCCAACAGGCGTAGCCGCTTCTATTGATTTTTATCGGGCAGGGTCTGGTTCAGATGGGGCAATTTATTTCAGCACCAACCAAGGGACAGATGGCGATAATACACAACGTCGCTTAGGTATTCTTGATTATGGCCCAGTTGAGTTCTACGAAGACACTGGCACCACTGCCAAGCTCACTTGGGATGCCAGTGCTGAAGAACTCCAGTTTAAGGACAATGTAAAGGCTGAGTTTGGTGACGGTGGTGACCTTCAGATTTATCACGATGGTAGCCACAGTTACATTAAAGAAGTTGGAACTGGAAATCTAAGGTTTGATGCCGACAACTGGTATGTAAGAAATGCGGCAGGAACAGAAATTAAAATAGGCGCTATTAGTAATGGTGCTGTTTCTTTATATTATGACGGGACAGCGAAACTAACCACAACATCATCTGGTGTAGATATCACTGGTACTGTGGTTGCTGATGGGTTAGAAGTTTCAGGTGCCGTTACTCAAAAGGTATCTGGTAATGCAACATTAAAAGTTCATGCCGATACAGATACATCACCCGTAGCAAGTTTAGAACTCCAACGTGGTGCTAATGATACTTGGGGTGCTGATGTTTACACTGATTACCGCTTTAGAGATGAAGTCGGTGATTTATTTATAGAGCAAGGATCATCTGGTAACACTGTCCCCTTAATAAAACTTGGAGATAATAGTGACATTTCCTTCTTTGCTGATGACGGTACAAGCCAAGACTTCTACTGGGACGCAAGCACATCACGGTTAGGCATAGGCACTACGAGTCCTTCAGCACCGTTAGATATTAAAGGTACTCAAAATAGTGTTGTAGCGTATATAGGTGGAGATTCCGATAATGCCCCTAATCGTAAGTTATCAATTACTGGATCAAACAATGATTTAACGTACACACTTGACTCAACTGGAGCAGGATACGGCACTTTTGGACAACTTGCGTTTGCAACCAATGGCTCTGAAGCTATGCGTATCGACTCTAGTGGACGCTTAGGCATAGGCACTACGAGTCCTTCAACACCTGTTGAAATACAGACAGCATATCCTACTGATGCGTTCTATACAGCACAGGCATTAGGCTCTACAAACGTCTCTGGTTTGCGATTAAACGAGTCAAGCACATCATTTGGTTTTGATGCAGTTTATGATAATGGTGCTAATGCTTTTAAAATTAGTCGGAGAAATGGTAGCGCAACTCCAGTTGAAACCTTACGTATTACACGGGCTGAAGGCGATATTTCATTCTATGATGATCTAGGAACTACACCGGGACTATTTTGGGACGCATCAACTTCTCGTTTGGGCATAGGCACTACGAGTCCTCTATCAG